TGATGTCTGGGATGATCTTGGATGGAATATTGGGGATGCATGGGAATATGATGTAGATGATGTCACTGGCGCGTTTACTCTGAAGAAAGTTGAGGAATGATTACCGCGCTTCCACGGCGCGAAAACCACAATATACTAAGAAATAGAATGACTGAAGAAGAGCAAAGTATTCTTAATGAGATTGATATACGATTTTCTGACCTTGCAGAAGCATTTAAAACAGTCAATGAGTGTCTTGTGCAGATCGGAAACCGATTAAATGCTCTAGAGAAGGCACATAATGAAGTAGTAGATTCATGTAGTAAACTAATTACAGTGGATAAAGTAACATATAAACCAAATGGTGACTATGAATACTTGTCGTTGAAGAATAATCTGGATCTTATTTACAAAAGATTAGATAAACTAGAGGGGAAAGCATAAATGGCCGACTGTATTACTGATGGTAATGTATGTCAATCATCGAATCACTGTGAAAAAAAGGTGCCTGCGGATGAAAATCGTGCCAGAATCATAACTTATGAGACATATCCAACCATTGATTATGGAAATGCACAGAACGTGCCCAAAAATCATGTGTTGTATAATGGTATATTGCAACAAAGCACCTCATTTGAATCTAGTTACACATCTCCAACATCATCAGACAATGCTGCAGCAAACTGTGGTAAGGAAGTAAAGTCAATTGGTTGCTCAATTTTTGGCGGTGACTCAGTAGTTTTTGATAATAAACCCGAATCACTATCTTTCCGATGGTTGGATAGTGATACTTTTTTTGTATATGTGTGGGATACTGGTGCAAATGGTGGAATTATCGACACTCCTTGCTACTATTTGATCGAAGAGCAGCAATCAACGTCATCGACCTCTACAGGAGGCACTAATCCCCCTGGAGGCACTACGACAGAAGGAGAGGCAGGTGGCACTCAATGTGTGCCTTGCACGGCATTTTCATGCACTCCTGCGAAAACCACAATAAAATATGAAACTGAGAGTGGAGATGAGACTGGAGATCCCGATGCTCCATATCCAACGGTCTTTGCTATTGGAACAGAAAGCAAAAAAATCGTATTTAAATATAATCAACTATCGGATCAACTACCAGATGGTGTAACTGACTTCAGTTTTGTATACAGTCCAGACGGAATTGATGCTGATGTTTGGGATAATGACCTTGGATCTGGCGATCCAATCGAATTATCATTCAATCCTTGGAAGAGTGGGGAAGAATTTGTAACCGAATACGTCATTTTTGAGGGTAATCAAGTAGAAAATGGTGTAAAACAGGGATTATCTATCAAAGTTAAGATACAACCAACCCTCGATACCACTGTAGAGCCAGTTGTAATCACTGGAACTACCATTGAGGCACTGGAAGTTATCAATCCAGGTCAAAATTATGAGATTGGAGATGTCTATACACTAGCATATACCTTTATTCACAATGACAATACAACATCAGTATTTTCATGGGATCTGAGAGTTACTGGTATTGGACCTGTAGATACTCTTAGTAGTAATCCAGGATTCGATATTTTGCAGCAAGGCGATACAATTAATGGGCATACTGTTACAAATACATTCCATACCGATTTGGATAACTTTCAATACCATGTTGTATATCTTAGTGGTAGTGGAAATGACTTTGTGAAGGATGCACAATACACATCTGATCGTAATCATGCAATTACTGTTGTTGCTGGTTATGGTATAGCATCAAGAGCTGCACTAATTGGTAACTATGAGTTTACAAATAAGTCTGTGCAATATGTACAGATGAATGTTGATGCGGGATCTCCTGATGTTTACAATGAGGTTAAGCAACCAGTTTGTGCTGTTTCGATTTCAAATGGTCAGGTTTCATCAATTTCAATCATTGATGGTGGATCTGGATGGGATTCTGTCACTAAAACTGAGGGAAATCAGAAGTTAGATGTTGCAATTACAGCACCAGCATTGTCAACTGGTCGTTATGCAAAACTTAAGGGGACATTTACTGGAGGTGCTTTAACGTCTATTGATATTATAGAACCTGGAAGTGGATACAGTAGTAGTGATCCACCAGCAATTTTTGTTAATAATCGATATAAAAAGAAAACTGAGGTCGTTAGTCCAGGAATGACCTTAGAAGAAACTGGTGTGAAATCACAGAATGATGCAATTATAGATGCTGGATACTTTCCTGAGTATACCGAGCAGTTAAATTCTCCTGCAGGAATAGAAGCACAAGAAAGGTTAAACAAAGTGATAGAACCACAAATATCAACTTATCCACAGGATAATGCAGAAGCAAATAGAGATCCTGAAAGAAATCGTCTAGATCAAAAAAATCAGGCACTTTTTAGTGAAAGTTCTGTGAAAAAACTTCGTGATTCCTATGCCTTTCCAGAAATACCACTTAATGAAGATATTGTTGCTGAAGAATTAAGAAATGCTATTGATCTTGGATATCAAAACACATATGATGAAGTTGAAAACGGATTGCAAGAAATCACTCAATATGTAATACCAGAATTTAAACAACATAGAGAAACTAAAGTTGAGGCGGTACAACGTAGATTTGCAGATCTACCAAAAGCATCTAGACTGACAAAATATTTTGTTACTCAATATAGGGCAGATCCAAGAAAGACTACAAAGATTAAAGTTACTCTATCTTCAGAGGTAGAAGAAAGTGGGTGTAGTCATGTGCCATGTACTGCCCCTATAGCGCCAGCTGGATCTTCATCTTCTTCATCTGAGACCAATAATGGAGTGACAACAGAAACTACGACTAGTTACTCATATTTTGTTGTGGGACCTTTAGGCACTGGATGTGAAAACTGGAGTGTTAGTGGAGAAATTTTAGTTTATAATAATTTGACTTCGGCAACAAATACATATAGTGATGCCGTAGATCAATATGGAAATCCATTTGACTTATAAGCAATACAGGTAGTATAATGTCATTATCCGCAGCAATTTACAAAGGATCATGCTCAGGGCATGGTAAGTGTATTCCATCTACAATACATGCAACTGTTTCTTGTGGCACTCCATGCCAGGCAGTGCCTAAAAAACCAATTGCAGCAATGGATGCGACCAATATTTGGCCACCATTCCCACAATTACCACAAAGTCCAGTTATACCCACAGTATTAATTAATGGTATTGCACCAATTTTAGATCAGGATGTATTAACCAATCATCCCCCAACTTGCACACAATTGGTTGCTTTAGTGTGTAAAGAGCCTCCACCACCAATGGTTTGCCCAACACAAACTTTATGTGCAGAAGATGTTGCTGGAGGTGGCGCTCACATTCGTAAAGCTACTGCTACTTCAGCAACAGTCTTTATAATGGGTAAAAGGGCATGTAGAGTAGGGGATCCACTTGGTCCACCATGTTTATCAAAAATTGCTAACGGATCTATTAACGTATTCATAGGAGCTTAATTATGGCAGCAAAGTCTAAAGTTGGTCTCGTAAAGTCCAATTATACTGAAGGAGCACCTAAAAAAACTCGTCAAGGTCGCTCGCAAAATACTCACCTTGGAGCAAGCTCTCGTAATGGGCGTAAAAAGCGTTATCGTGGGCAAGGAAAGGGTTGATTTCACCCTAAATACTATCAGGGATAGCAACCCCTTTAAAAGTTCTGTAACCCAGATCTTTTAAAGTTATGGCTAACCATCCCATCCCTGATAATGTACCACATATGATGAATGATGATTTTGGGACATCAGTTTTAATTACCGATCCAAAATCTGACATTTACTTAGAGAAATCACGCAAAACCAAATTGCCTGATCGTATGTCTCGTTGGTGTGGTGGTGCTGGAGGTTTTGACGATTATGTAGAAAGATGGCATTAAAGGAAATAACAAATAAAGACTATTCAAGGTCAAAGTCTTTTAAAGATATTCCCATTGGACTATCGAAAAATCCGTTTACCAAGGATGTTTCTGTTGTCAATAATGAAGATGCAATCAAACAATCTATAAAAAATATTGTTCTCACTGCTCCAGGAGAAAAATTTTTCAATTACAATTTTGGATCTAGGGTTTACAAACTTTTGTTTGAACCCTTAGATCCTTTTTTAGTGGATACCATTCAGAATGAAATACTAAATACAATCAGAAATTATGAAAAACGGGTAGAAGTTATTAATATTGATTGCACCGCAGATTATGATTTCAATGCAATCGATGTGTCAATAGAATATAAGATAATCGGACTACCAGTTGTAGAAACTATAACCTTTGTTTTACAGAGACCCTCCTAATGCAACCTAATAATCTAACAGCTTTAGACTTTGAAGATATAAAATCTTCAATTAGGTCATATCTCAGGACTAGAAAAGAGTTTTCTGATTATGACTTTGAGGGATCTTCATTGTCATATTTGATTGACCTATTGGCGTATAATACTTACTACACTTCGTTTGGTGCCAATATGGCAATGAACGAAGCATTTTTATCATCTGCAACTCTTAGAGACAATATTGTAAATATTGCAAAAGTTTTAAATTATAATCCAAGATCAATTAAAGCATCATATGCATTTTTACATCTTAAAATACAAACAAGACAAGTTGCAGGATCATATCCAAGTAATTTAACATTATTAACTGGAGCAACGGCAACTGGCGGCAATTACACTTGGAATAGATTGGATCCATACACAGTGTCTGTAGATCAGACAACTGGCATTGCAGAAATGCGATGCGTAAAAATCTATGAAGGCACAATAGTTACAGATTCCTTTGTAGTTGATACTTTTGCAAATCAAAGATATTTGATTGATAATGAAAACGTTGATGTTTCTACATTAAGTGTTAGTGGATCTGCCGCGAATGGAATTAAAAATTTCAATTTTATAGGTAGGTTTGAGGATAATCAAGGTGAAGTATACGGAGTTGGTGACGTAATAACTAAAGAAATTGCAGAATATTCCGCATATGGTGATGAAGAAGAGTCTATAGAATCAATCAAATACAATGCTCCAAGATGGTATTCATCCCAATATAGAGCAGTTACCGCGTTAGACTATCAGGTAATTACTAAAAAGTTATATCCAAATGCTCAAACTGTTGTTGCTTTTGGTGGTGATGA